GAAATAGTTAGATAATCACCAGCGTTAAGATTTTGTAAAAAGTACGTTGATGCACCAACTAGGTTGGTATTTGCAATGTAATGCGTAACAGTACCTGCAATAGTAGTATTGTCTGATAGACCCCATGCGGACATTTATGTCTCCTTGTTTTTTCTTTTATTCCATGCCACCGTATAGGTGGCGCCCGTAATATATTTAGGCTTCAGGACTTTGTGATTGGTCGGTAAACAGTGTAATATCTTTGTTATTAAATGCTTCATTAGCAACTAAAACTGCATCTTCGTCAACGTATTTTGCGCGAGCAGCCTCAAGGTAATCGGCAAATGTATACTCTTCTTGCTCAACTTCTTCTTTAGTGTGCTTTGCGCCCTGAGTTGTCTTCTTAGCTAGATCCATTGCAGCACTATAGCCTGGTATGCTAGACATTCTTTTCAGGCGCACTGGATCTTTTTCAGTTTCAGCAGCTGCAGCTGTCAGTCTTCCCTGACGAGCTACAAATTCACTCTTTGCTGTTTGATATGCTTCATCGATTTTAGCTTCTTCTTTAACACCACCGGCTTTGAGCATTGCAATACGATCTCTATAACCAGCAATACCAGGCTTAATGTCTTTAGCTGCTTTTTTAAGCGCAGGGGATGCATCAGGAATATGCTTCATTGTGGTCTTAGCTTGATGAGACATTGCCTCTTTAACTGGCTTTCTAGTATAGACTGTACCTGTAGAGATTTTCTTAGAATCAAAGCCAGCTGTCTCACCTGGTTTTGTAGGTATTTGACTCTTATAATTTTTATAGTCAAAAGGACTAACAGGCTTCTTCTTTTCTTCTTCATCCACTTGTTCTGACTCATGCATATGAGCCTCTGACATAGTGATCGTCAACTCTTTAGTTGCAATCTGGTGAGTACCGGTTTCAAATTCAACTGTATACCATTCAATATCACCGTTCGCATCTGGTGCAGCGTGCTGCTCAGATACTGTTGTACCCTTACCCAGAACAGCATGCTCAACGTGCGTAGCACAATTGTGAACTTTACCGTCTTTAGTCTTCTTCATTGCACGAAGTTTTTTAAAGTCGTGAGCGGTAATCTCATCCTTCTCTGGCTCATGCACATCAATCTTTTGTTGATTGGGGTGGAGGTTGGCCTCCATCACTGCGCGAATGTCATCTTGTAATTTTTGTGAAATAGATTTCATATCCATTTTGTTTCCTTTAGTTTCGAATACTTATAAGTTAATTAGCAGTTCCATTTTCTAAGAGCTTTATTAATCCTAGAATCTGGGTCTCTTGCAGTCTTTGCAGATGTTAATCTTTTCTTCATACCACCCATGCGAGCACAAAAAGACTTTCTTCTATTAGCCGCTTTACTACCTGGTTTTAACTTAGATGGTTTGGTCGTTACAGCCATTTGTAATTTAGAGCCTGGGTTCTCTCTACGATAGGCGGCAATACCTTTAGCATTCAGACCACCTTCTGGGTTCTTACCTTCTTTACGCTGCCAGGCTGCAACTTCAACTAACTCTTCATCTGGTATCGATTCAAGATCTTCCCAGATAACTTCTGAGTCAACGTTATTATCTTTTGCAATATCTTCTATTACATCTTCTATAAGATCAAACAGTTCTTCTACATCTTCTGACATAGAATCTTTAAAGTCTTGTTTACTAGGAGCACCCTTGCTGCCTGGCTTACGCATACGTTCACCAGACCCGGATTTAATTCGTCTACGCTTGGCATGGATATTATCCCACAACCCGCGCTCGCCTTCCGTTACAGATTGAACTTCTTCTCTTAGTTGCTTAAACGTTTTTAAAGTCATTTTTCTATTACAACCCATTTTTTGCAATAATATTCTGGGCGTACTTTAGCACCCCATGTCTTACAGTATTTGGTACCAGGTACATAAGCACCACAGTTTGCGCAATTCTTTTCACTCTTAGCTTTTTCGTACGCAGGTGGTAACTTAGCCGATATTAATGAACCATCAGCGTAATGCCTGGGCGCGGTTACTTCTTTAAATGACTTCACTTTTTACTACCGCCTCTATAATGTGCAAGACGCTTCTGTTCAATTGAACGCATCTTAGGTACCATTCTAGTTGCAATACTAGATTGAATATTCTTCATACCTTTAACTTGTTGCTCTATACGATCTTTTTCAGATGCAGAAAGAGCTGACTTATCTCTACCTCTAAGAAAGCGTTGATAGATTGCACGACGAGCGGCCAATTGTGCTCTCTTCTGTAATGTTTCAGGTGTAGAGGCTCTTCTTAACTTAATACCCTTGGCAGTATTTCTCTTAGTTTTACCTCTTGCAAACCCCTGACGTCTTTTAAGTCTTGATTGTGCAGATATCTTTTCATCTAATTGTCCTGTCTCTTCTTCAATTAGTTCTTCTTCTGAATAGAGATCAACAATATCTTCCCACTCAAGTTTATCAACCATTTCGTTGATATCCTCTTCACTAAATTGCTCTTTCTTTTCTGCAATAAAGTTTGCAAATGAAGCAACTACAGATTCTTGTTTACGTGCTGCCCAGACATTATCTACTAAATTTGGATACTCTCTTCCGGCTGCAGCTGCTCGGGCTTTTGCTTTGGTCTTCCATGCTGAAGATAACTTTTCTTGTGGGGTATCAGCTTTTGCTCTTTTCTTAGCATCAGCATAAAACTCTTTAGACTCTTCAATATCACCATAGTCAGCTTGAGGAACATGGGTGTAAGCAATATCAGCCATAGTACTATCTCTATGACCGTGTAGTTTAAGCATTGTCTCAACATGGCTGTTCATATACTCTTGATGCTGATCTAGTACGCCGAGATTTTGAAGTGCATCGTGTGCGCGTGCCATCTCATAACTAAAATCATGAATCATATTATTCGTTGCCATGCCAGCTTCAATGGCTTGCTTCTCGTAGAACAAGTAATTATCAGTTGCCTCGAGAGCAGTTTTTAACAACTCGTGTTGTATGTTTAGATCTTGATTCATTTTGTTATGCTTCTTAACATCCAAGCGTGTTTTTCATGTGCTTGAATTCTATCTTGAATGTGATTGGAGACACCAAATTCGCTGGCTGTTTCTGCCTCGTTATATGCTTTTACCAACTGTGCAAGATACTTATCGTTATCTTGTCTCAATCTCACCAACATCTCTCTGGCTGAAGGAATGTTTTCTTCTTCGTCCATCTGCGTCATTGCCTGGAGTCGAGCAATGGAGGTAGGAGCATAAGAGTCCAAGGTTCTAATTAGTTCAGCGATTGAATCTACTGAACCATAAACATCTTCATAAAAGTTACCAATAAAGTCATGGTATTGAGCAAAGTCAGAACCTTCTACATTCCAATGATAAGAATGTGCTTTAAAATACAATACAAATGTATCAGCTAAAGTTGTCTTGAGTGTATCTACTAACATTTTATAGTCCTACGTATTGTCTAAACTGCATTTGTCTTAAACGTTCAGGTTTAGCAGCAATACCGGCTTGAACTTGTTTTACCACATTAGAATTAATTGGGGTAGGTGTGGTTACTTCTGGGGTATCTTCATGACCGGTAACTTCACCAATGTGCTTACCATCACGAATAGTTTCAATCATTACCTTAAACATCTTATATGCTGTTGGGCACTGGTCAAAAGACCTAGTATGAATGCCGTCAAATTCTAGTTGATCAACAGCCTCAAATAAAGTACGCTTTTGACTAGCAGTCATTAATAGAAATGGTAATCTGGTTGCTTCCAATTGCATAGGTTGTGCCTCTACAGACTCTTTAACTTTGTTATCTGGTACAACCTTGTAAGAGCCGCCTGTACCGTACTTTGCTGGAACCCAGACAGTCTTTTTAGGACCAGCCTGAGCGCTTACTTTAACTCTTTTTATCATTGACTGAAACTTTTCACCGTAATCGGCTTCTTTAGCTTCAGACTTAACTTTACTTTCCCCAGGGGTAATGCGCTTCATCTCTTTTGTGCCTTCTGGGGTACCCCATTCGTATTTAGAAATCTTAACTTCACCTTGTGAACCTGGTGCGACTGCCTCTTGAATACCCATGTGATGTCTTACGTCGTGATACAATGCTTCTTTGTGTTCTGGCTTCATCTTAGAAGGTAATGCAGCATGGAATTTGTTCTTTCTACCTGCCGCTGCATGCTCGCGCATCTTGGTACCTGATACACCAGAAGTACCTTCTGCATCAGGATCTCTTTCACCTGATGAATGTACTTTAATAGATTTAAAATTATAGCTACCGTGAGCACTCTTTACACCATTATACTTATGCAGTAATTTGTGATACTCTTCTACTCTATCGGAGCCTGCAACAACGTGTAAATGCTTAACACCTTGGCTTGCCATTGCAGCTGCATGATGTAAGATAGTAGGATGCTCTTTAGAGGCTGCTTCAATATTGGTACCTGGAAATGCATGTTGTGCATGCTTTACCTTAACATCGGCAGGTAACGGGTTCTTACCATCCTTGGTACCGCTTGTATGAGATAGAACTACCTTATGAACTGCATTGTGTTCTTTAGCGACTTCATGTACTTTATTAATAACCTGCTCATGCCCAGTAGTGGGTGGATTCATACGGCCATACGCAAGTACGCCGTGTTTTTCCGGTGCTTCTGTTAGGTAGTCTATAAAGTCCATGTGTATTTAATTAGTTAACCGTTTATTTATTTATCTTTCTTTTTACCTAGTGACATATTGATTCTCCAATGAGCCAATTGCTTCTCTCTAGGTGTTGCAGAGTCAGAAGATCTAACTTTCTTCAATTGAGTAATATATTTACCCTTAGACCGTGTCTGGCCATATCACCTTTATCTTGGGGGTTACGACCATCCTGAAAGTTCTCTCTAATTTCTTTAAATGTTTTCATTAGGTTAATTCTTTAAATGTAAATGCAAACCAAACGTCGAGCTTTGTTGTATTATCAACCCGTCGCATACAGAGTGTAAGCATATTAGGTGTTGTACCACCATACATTGTTGCAGGGCCTTCGTCACCCGATGTATTTTTACCAATAATAATACCGGAATGTCTCATTGCCGAACCATTTAGTGTAAAAGTGTTACCTTGATTGCTGCTATTTCTGTCTTGATAAATTCGATATTGAGTTCTATCACCTACAGAAGTCCATGCAGGTATTGCAGCTCCAGAAATTGCAAGTTCACCCTCATACCATTCATATACAATTGTACTTTGATTGGCGTTATTATTACCAATTTCATATTCCATTATTTCAGTAAGTTCTGTGATTGGTCTAGTATTAGATACTCTGAAACTTACAACCGGGCGCATGGTTTCATCCATTGTCCAACCGCGGTTAGTATTAATTGCATGATTATTGATCGCAAATAAATTACCAGCCGCTTCTTCAGCAACTACAGTAATAATGTTGGCAATAGTAGCCGATACAGGTAACGGATTAGAAACAGATACAGTAGAAGAATTATTACTCAAATAAACATTACCCTGAACTGGCATCGAGCTATAACCCAGTGCCACCAAGTTACCAGATGCACCGATTTCTGTTAAATGAACGTGAACAGGATTTTCAAGTGTACTCGCAACTGTAACAGTGTCAATAATATTTGTATTACCAATAATAGTAATATTAGCTCCACCCAATGAAACAGGTAATGGGTTTAAAGATGTTACTCTAGATGTATTATTATTTAAATAAACATTACCCCATATTGGGAGAGCATTACCTACATCATTTTTAACTTCTACTTCATTAGTAATCGTAGAATTGCCACTGAACAAATATGTCATTAAATTATTCTCCAACCGTCTCGGTATATCATTTGTATGCCCCCATTATCCATTTGAAGAATAAAGCCTCCAGGATCATTATCTACTGTTCCATTAACTGTGATAGGATTGTTCGAACAGTTACCAGATTCATCTTTAATTACAATCAGTCTACCTGGATGACCTATGGCATCTAATAAAGTAATGTTAACAGAAGCAGCCGCATTAACACCAATATAATAATCTCTTCTTGTAATTGTATAGTCACCTGTGATTAATTTCACTGGATGATCTAGGTTAATTACATCTCCTGCACCACCACCAGGTCCTGTTAACGATATCTTTGAAATCCAGTCCTCTAAGAACTTTAACTTTTTACGAATATCGTTGACCGAGCGCCCGGTTAAATCTGCATCTGGTTGTTGGTAAGATGTCTCTTCACTCTTGACTTCTTTAGCAATGTGCGTTACGGTTCGATCAATTAAGGTTTCGGCAACGGGGGTACTGGGTGGGGGTGCTTCTTCGGTAAGGGTGGGTTCTTGGGGGGCTTGTGCTTGAACCAGCTCATCAGTTGTTTCTCTTAGTAATTGTTCTAATTCATCCAAAGACGGGGGTACTGGGAATGCAATAATCTGGGCTTGAACTTTAGGTGGTTCGTTTTTGGCGGCATCTGCTAGATCAGAAAAGATATTTGTCTTAACCGATGCAGCCACACTCTCTTGTAACGCAGTATAGCGCTCAACTTCTTCAACCAAAGCAGGATCAATAGGCTCGTTCATAGCTTTAGCCCACTTTACCAAAATCTGCTTTTCTTTTATACTTTTCATTGATTTTTAGTTGCCTTGCCTGTATAATCCATAAGTGGGCGGTTGAGAATTACCTTGGTCTAGCAGCAAAGTTAGCTCTACTAAATTCTGCTCTATCCACAAACTTAGTAGGCCTGTTATTTCGGATAACGACAAAGCCTTCGGGCTTAGCAGGCTTACCACCGGTAATTTTAGTAGCACCAGGCTCCGGTATTGAATGTTCAAACTTAGGTTTAGCAGACAAGGAATGAACTAATTGGTCTTTGGCAGCCTGTAAGTGATGATGCATGTCTAATATATTTTGAAACTTATCAGAATGTTTATCTACATGAGCCATGTCTGTATTCATCCTCTCCACCTTCGAATCAACCGCTTTTGCCGTCTTGACTTTAGCTATCTCTTTAAGATGTTTTTCTTTTAGGTGCTCGGTATAACCTTCAACAGATGGTTTGGTACCATCTCGAACAGTCTTATTAATGTAAGTCTTTAAATGATCAACATGGTGTTCGTGTTCGTACTTGGGAGTATCATCAGCATGCTTACCAATAACTTTACCTTTTAAAGCAATATCGTAATGTTTTTTATCAGTAGCTAGGAAAGTCTTTTTAGCTTCAGCCATATGATGTTCATATGTATGTGACTGATTAGTATTGAGATCAGCCTTATGCACATCGTCTACAGTACTTATAACATGGACATCTGGATGCTTAGGGAAGTGAGAAAGATCGGCACCGTATTGGGCTTTCATTCCCGCCAATGTGTTACCTTCGTATGCAGTATGAACGGCTACACCAAACTTAGAACTTGCAATCTTCTTACCTTCTGCTGAACTATGAGGCGTAGAGTACGTTAAGGTATTAGGTTTGAAGTGATACTTACCACCTTCATTTACAACATCACCATGGGGATTAGTTTTTGACTTGATACCCGAATGCATTACATCACCTTGGTATACCCCTGTCTTAGGTGTTACTTTAGGTAGATGCTCTAATGCCTGTTTTAACTTCTGTACCAGACCAGGGGCATGCCCGTGGTTCTTTTCGATGTCTTCTGGTGTATAATTTAACTTAGGGTCTTTATTAAACACTGATTTTGATGCAACAAAGAAAGCACCTGTCTCCGGGTGATGACCAAATACGATTGAAGGTGAGCCATCGTACTTAGTTGCAATCTTTGTCTTGTTCTTCTTACCGTTAACCTGGTCTTTAACGTCTTCTAAGTTATGATAGGCATGGGCAAAGCCTTCCATACCATCATTGATGACATGGTCTTCTGCATGCTCTAAATGCGTAAGTTTTTCTTCTGAAGCAGCTTCAGTAAGATATAAGTTAAATTGCATCATATATTAAATTTTACTTTTAATGCTGTTCTTAACACACCACGTAGATCGCCTTTTTTAATGCCTTTTTCTGGTATATCTTTTCTATAGTATTCAACGCCATATGAAGCAAGAGAGGCTGATTTTATATTGGTAGATACTAGTTTTTTAACTTTCGGTATAGGTGAGGAACCTAAACCTGTATACCACGCATATACATCGTTATTATGTACTATTGCAAAAAACTTATCATCTTTTTCATCAAAATGCTTCATTAGTAAGTCATATGTAGTACTAAGAACGCTAGAATTTGTAGATCTATAAAAAGGAGGCAGCTTACCACCGCGTGAGGTTACACCTTGATCTAGTGGAAATCCAACAGTCATATCCCCTGTATCTAATCTATATAAATCAATACCATAAAGATATTCTGATCCTGTATACGCACTAGGAATCTTTTTACCGCTTGCTGTTATCATAGATTTAGCAAGAGCATTAAGATAATAAAAATCATTGTTTTTTCTAGAAGCACTTAAATCGAAAATAGACACATCACTTCTTAGATCTTTTGTCCCCTTGACCTCAACATTATAACGAGTGTTATTAATCTGCAAAACAATATCAGTAACGTTAGAACCGGGAGGAGCTATTGAAATAATTTTAGCTTTAAATTGATTTACAAAGTAATCTGCTACTATTTTCTGGCCAGACGCACCTGAACTTACTCTTGCTTGAACCATTGCCGTCCTTTAATGTTATTATTATATTTATACATTAAAAAACCCCCTGTCGGGGGTTAGAAATTAGATTTTTAAGTAGTGATTAATGATCTTATCCTTAATCATATCAGGAATACTGAGATACGGCCATTGCAATTCAAATGGGCAACCTGGAGTTTCCCATTTTCGCTTAACAAGAAAATGACGGTACGCTTCTACATGCTTCTTATCATCAGGACTGAATCGAACACGTTGGCGCTGGACTTGTGCTAAAACATTCATTCTTCAGTCTCCTTATTATAGTTAACAACATGAATCATCTTTTCACCCATCCAAGGCGATCCGGATTCAGCCTGATGATGAGTCCCATCTCCGTGACCATCTTCCATAGCTTTATTCATCCTACGAAACTCTTCATAGGTAATCTCTTTAGTAGTTAGAATACGTTCACCTAGATCCATCTGGCTGAATTGCTCGGCCTCGTTCATGACAACGGTATCCCCGGCATGCTCGGCTTCTTTACATTCAATAACGTATCTGGTACGAAACATCTGAATAGCATCTACAACAAATAAAGGCATAACGACTCCATAATAAATTAATGCCGGTTACGATATCCGGCGTCCCTTAGGAGAGACCGTTCAAGTCACATCAGTTGAAAACTGAGCTGCCAACGGCTGCGTAAGCAGCGGCAATCATACGACGTGAAGGCGTACCCAGACGGTATGCAGTTTTACCATTCTTAGCAGTATTGCTATAGATGGAATAACCTTGTGCACGCAACTCGGAGATACGAGCGGACACAGAGGTTTCTGAAGTACGAAACAGACCTGCCATTTGATCGGCGGTAAATTGACGGCCAGACTTGAGAGTCTTAAGTACTGAGTTTTGCAAAGACATAATATTTCCTTAATATAGAAATGCCCCACCATAAAAAGTTACGAGGGCGGCGGTCTTTCCCTCGTAACAGAGAATTAAGCTTCAGCTAGTTCTTTGATTGACACAAGCTCTAGATCAACTACTTCCTCTTTCGCAGCCTTGATTATAGGCTGTTTAACAGATTTAATCAACTCTTTCTTTCCCAGAATCTCGATAATATCTGATGCATAAGCAACAAACTGATCTTGGTCCAACAGAAACTGGCACGCTTCTGGTTTGGTCATGGGCCTGGGGAGCTCAATCAAATCGATATCAGTATCGCCCTGCTTTTGCAAGTTCTTAATTCGAAGAACCTTATCAGAACAGAAACGAACCTTAATCACCCCGTCGTTACGGGAAACACCTGCTACTGTAAACATATCAATGCCTTTCATAATATAAAAAATACTATCATACACCCAGACCTTGGCCTGCCATTAGATAGTTGGTTACCTTGGTAACCATTACATCCTTAGACGTTGCTCGATCTAACTCGTAGATGAACTTATCTTTGGTTGTACGTTTACCTGAGGATTCTTCAATCAACTCCTTACAGATTACTCGAAAGCTTTCTAAAGTTGCCGATTGATATTGACTAAACAAAAACTTCATACCACCCTCTCCTACTGTATCTTGTTTAACGCGAGCTCGCGAATTAGTTTGAGTCATAATGTATTCCTTTTGAACATAAGTTATTATAATACCAAAATACAGTTACGTCAACTTTTAGCGTAACGGCGGGCAATAAAATCCCCTGATAATTGCCCTTTAAGTTTATGACAATGAACGCACAATTCATCTAAATTACTTGGTCTATTATCCTTATGATTACCATTCTTATGATCTACTTCTGTCATACCTTTTGCCCATTCAGGAATTAATTTCCAATTAGTAGCACACTTAAAGCCTAGATGGCTGTCAACATTAGAACAACGCCCCGTCTTAAAAGGGGTAACACCAGGAGCATATTTACCTCCACCATACGATGCTTTTTGACATGCACTACAATGTATTCGCCAGCGAGGGTTTGCATCGTGTATGCTACCCGACATTGGCATAACACTACTGTTACACCCATGGTTAATACATTTCGGTCTAAAGTTCAAAACTGTCATTTTGTACTCCTGTTAACATATCTTATTATACCCTATTCCGGCGTTACTGGCAACTTTTGGATGGTCGTTACGTCATAAAAAAAGAGCCTTACGGCTCTTCATTCTCTAATTCCTCTACATCTAGTAGACCTCTATCTATTAATTCCGTTACGGTTTCCTCAATACCTTCGTATTTTCCCTTCCAGTAACACGCGTAACAGGCTACAAGCATAAGGGCGATCTGTAGCAAATCTCCCCCGGTTAGAAATATATCGTTCATCTAAACTCTTCCGATTATACAGTAACATATGGCATCCATTGAAAGGTTTTCTTTAGGAGCCTCTTCTTTATTCTTGACCAATCGTCTCCTTTGTATATCTTTTTATAGTAGTTATAAGACCAGAGCTTCTTTCTTTTATCAATGGTTCTTAATATTTCGTAAGGATCTTTTTTAGGATAGCAGAACCTAATCTCCATCGCTATATCGTGACCGTAAGCATCTATTTCATCGATATCAGCCAGATATTCCTTTTCTTCTGATATTGAACCAGTTAAGTTACGAAAATCTATTGCACAGGGTTCGCCATCCTTCTCCCTATTCTGCCATTGTAACTCATGAATCGTTTCATGCTGACAAACCTGGGATACAGCAAATTTAAAATCTCTCCAATTTTCATTAGTAATAGAGTAATGCTTTTGTTCTTTAGGAAAATTAAGTATGATATATTTGACATCTTCTTCCATGTCGTAGAGACCGGAGACAGATAAATCATCAGGACCGTAATCATCGAATGTTTCGAATCTAAACTTAAACGGTATATCGGCACTTTTATAGCCGCGTGTTAGAATACCGGCAATTTGGTAATAAGTAGGACGTCCTAAAAGCTTAGATTTCTTATCTTCTAAAACTTGATCTATGACTGGCGCAAGATACATAGGACCTCCTTTTAATTTATTTATACCTTTATGCCGGAGAAATCCTTTGTCTTAAACATTTTAGACATACCAAAGTTGCTGTTCTCGTTCTCATCTTGACCAGAATCAGCTAAGTTACTTTGCGCAATATCCTCTAAGTCATAAAGTCGCATCTTCGCACGATCAATACCAATCATAAACCGCTTATATAATGTTGGATCATTATACCGGTTTTTTAACTGCTTGACCATGATCTGATTGAGACCTTCGAGCTCTTCTGTACTTATTAGGGCAAACATAAAATCTGCCGTGGCGGGTAAACCGAAGGATTCGGACGTATCGGTCAGCTCCACATCCGTATTCGAGAAACCCGAACGCGTAGTTTGTGTAGCGGAGACGATAGGTAAATTAAATTCTACAGCTAGACCTCTCAACTCTTCAGCAATGGCTTTGATATATGTATAAGAATTGACCCCGCCACCGGGCTTAAATCTAGAGGATGCGCAGATGTTCAGATAATCGATAAAGATAACATCTGGCTTAAATGAGCGTTTTAACGATAATTCGTTCAATAAACCCTTAAAATGCCCTACGTGAGCAGATGCGGTAGGGTATTCTTTGATAATTAATTTACCATGAGATTTACCGTTAATCTTTTCAATCCTACCTTCAAACATTTGCTTAGGTAGATTCTTTAGCTGATCAATTTCAACGTTTAATAAGTTAGCATCGACACGCTCGGCAATCCTCTCTTCTGCCATCTCCATCGTAATATAGAGAACGTTCTTTCCTAGAGCCAGATTCGCAGCAGCCATGTGACACATGAAAAGAGACTTACCCACACCAGTACCAGCCAGAGCAATATTAAGCGTCTTG